TTGGGGGTAGCCTGTTTAGTGCTATGCACGGTAGCCTTGTCACGTCTTCTCTTGTTAGGGAGACGACTGAGGATGTGTCTCAGAACTATGGCTATAAATTTGGACAAGAAGAAGAAACTTACAACATTGTAGCAGCTCATGGCTACTTCGGACGACTTATTTTCCAGTACGCATCCTTTAACAATAGCCGTAGCCTTCACTTTTTTCTGGCTGCTTGGCCTGTTGTCGGTATTTGGTTTGCTGCTCTGGGTGTGTCTACAATGGCTTTTAATCTTAACGGTTTCAATTTTAACCAGTCCCTACTGGATAGCCAGGGTCGTGTTGTGCGTACTTGGGCTGACATCCTTAACCAAGCTAACCTTGGATTTGAAGTCATGCACGAACGTAATGCGCACAACTTTCCGCTAGACCTTGCTTCTGTTGAAGCTACTCCGGTCGCACTTACCGCGCCTACTGTCGGTTAATCTCCCGTCCGTTCATCCCCTATAAAGGGACGCATGAAGCTTGATCATGGAACGGGGGTCAAGCACTTGGAGATTATCATGGCTACTCAAGTCACTTACAAGTATCGCGGCGTTTCTTACACTAAAACGGTAGTCCGTTAAAGCGGCATTGGGAGGTGCAAACCCTCCCTTACCACTTGGCATTGGCCTCTACGGAGATACCCTTTGCCGTCTAGACGGTGGGATAGACCACAATAAAAACTAAATAACTCTGAACGTTCAGAGAGTGATGATTTATTAACTCTCTTTTTTAACAATGGCATTCCAATCTTCGGTTAACCCCGCTCAGCTTACTCAGCTGGGTCAGGCTAACCTGGCGGGTGATACCCGTGCCCTTTATCTCAAGCTGTTTAGCGGTGAGATGTTCAAGGGTTTCCAAAACAACACTATCGCTCGTGACTTGATCATGAAGCGTACCCTTCAGAACGGCAAGTCTCTGCAGTTCATCTTCACGGGTCGCACCAAGTCCGAGTTCCATACTCCTGGTAACAGCATCCTGGGTGATAGCAACGGTGCACCCCCGGTGGCCGAGAAGACCATCACCTGTGATGACCTGCTGATCAGCTCTGCTTTTGTGTACGAGCTAGATGAGGTCCTCAGCCACTATGACCTGCGTAGCGAGATCTCCCGTAAGATCGGCTATGCTCTGGCTGAGAAGTATGACCGTCTCGCCTTCCGTGCAGTTGCTCGCGGTGCACGTGCTGCATCTCCTGTGTCTGCTACTGGCTATGTTGAGCCCGGTGGTACTCAGATCCAAGTCGGTACTGGTGCTGGTTCTGAAGCTGATGCTTATGATTCCGCTAAGCTTGTCGCTGCTTTCTATGATGCAGCTGCTGCTATGGATGAGAAGGGCGTCACCAGCGACGGTCGCGTTGCTGTGCTGAACCCCCGTCAGTACTATGAACTGATCCAAGCTGTTGGTTCCAACGGTCTGGTGAACCGTGATGTCCAAGGTTCCGCTCTGCAAGGCGGCAATGGCATCATCGAAATCGCTGGTATCAAGATCTACAAGTCCATGAACATTCCGTTCCTGGGTAAGTATGGTACCAAGTACGGCGGTACCACTGGTGTGACCGATCCTGGTAACACTGGTGACTTCGTTGAAGTGGCACTGGAAGATGCCTCTGGCGCTTCTACTGGTATCAACAACGATTACGGTACTGCTGCTGAAGTGGGTAGCACCTCCTGCGGTCTGATCTTCCAGAAGGAAGCAGCCGGTATGGTGGAAGCTATCGGTCCTCAGGTCCAAGTGACCAGCGGCGACGTGTCCGTCATCTACCAAGGTGATGTGATGCTTGGTCGTCTCGCTTGCGGTTGCGATTACCTGAACCCTGCTGCTGCTGTCGAACTGCACGTTACCAGCACTGCTCCTTCCGCTTTCTGATTTTTATATCGTTTTTACGGGAGCCTCTTCGGGGGCTCCTTTTTTTTAATTCCTTATTGCAAATAAGAATCAAATGCCTTACCTAACTACTGGCTCCAACACTGAGCTACAAGCTGTTAATCAGATCCTGGCGTCAGTTGGTCAGGCTCCTGTAACCACTTTGACAACTGAAGAAACTCTTGTAATTAATGAAGTCGATAGGTTTATTGGGTTTTTGGGATCTACGTTTTTGTTTACTCAAACAAACAATATCCCTCTAGGCACGTATATTGGAGGTGTGGGTGTAACAACTAACACTTCTATCGCAACAGCTGCTGTAGTATTCAGCCCTACTGCTGAAGTAGATTCTGGTGATACCACAAAATTAACTTCTAGTTCTCCCTATATTCCTAAGGGTGTTCTAGTTACCAGTGATACTATTACTGTACCCCTTAAAGTAACAAGTGGTCCTACAGCAAATGGTGCTAACTGGGATTATGATATAACCCTTGCAGACGGTACTGCTAACACTGTTGCATACGCTTCTAATACACTTACGCTTGATCCAATCTATTATCAGTACACGACTAATATCAGTCAAACTGTTAATAGTCCTGACGATCAGAAAGCCCTGACTCAATCTATCGTTACAAGTAGAGTTGAAACTCAAGCCAACCCGGACGTTGCGATTGCACTCAACACCCTTCGGGAAGTCTCCCGTGAAGTACAGGCAGAAGGTTGGTCCTTTAATAAGGAATACGATTACCCGATTACTCCTGATTCTAATAACGAAGTTCAGATTGCAAGCGATGTTTTGCAGATGGATCTGAACCAAAGCTACACCCAAAACCTTAACAGAGATAGTGTGATGCGTGGAGGTAAACTCTATGATCGTACTAATCACTCTTACAAATGGACCGATGAAACTTTATATGTAGACATCGTTTGGGAATTTGATTGGGCTAGTATCCCAGAACCTATTCAAGCATTTATTACTGCTAGGGCTGCTGCTGTTGTCTCTAGCAGAATTATTGGAGATTCCACTCAATATCAAGTACTGCTTCAGAAAGAAGCGGTTACCCGTTCTGCAGCTCTTGAATACGATTGTAACCAAGGAGACTATACCTTCTTCGGTCATCCCAAAGGTGCAAACTATTATCAAAGTTACCAACCTTATCACACACTGATTCGATAATGCCAGCAGTAACTCAACTAACCCCTAATTTTCTTGGGGGTGTTTCACAACTTAATGATGACAAGAAACTAAACGGTCAGCTTACTGAGTGCATTAATGGTTACCCCGATCCCACCTTTGGTCTTCTGAAAAGACCTGGATTAAGTTTTACCGATGTACTGAAAGATTCTGGTGGAACTGCTTTTACCGAATCACAACTAGAGGGTGCTTCTTGGTTTTTTATTGAACGTGGTGTTGGTGGTTCTTATGTAGGAGCTATCAAAGGTTCTAACATTTATGTATGGAATCTTACTGACGGTACGTGGTGTACTGTAACTGATACAAGCTCTGGTTATTTGAGTGGATCTGATTACCACTTCCGTAGCATTCAAGATACCACTATTATTACCAATAGAGGTACCACAACGGCTATGCAAGCGTCTGGTACCGCTGCCACTGATTCGGTTGCAACGCTAAAGCTGTTGAGCTTGGTTGCTGATGATGACTTTTACGTCACTATTCAAGGCATTGAAATGTCAGTTACGGCACAAGCATCAACAACGTTTGATGATATGTTGCTGTATGATAGTGGGTCTCTTAACCCTAATCATCACCTTGTTGATGAAATTGTAGCTACCATTGACGCTCAGCACACCGCTGCTAACCCAAACTTTGCTGGTACTTGGTGCATTGAAGGTTACCGTAACAGCCTTGTTATCAAACGTTTTACCGGTACTAATCAAGTTCTGACTGATTACGAACACGCTACGGGAGCGTTCACTGGTACTCCTGCTACCTTTACTATTTCAGCTAGAGGTGGTGTCAATAACACTGCTTTGGAAGCTTTCCACACAGAAGTTATTGCACTTGCTGACCTACCTGTAGAGTCTTATCATGATCATGTTGTCAGGATCCTGAACTCTAACTCTGATCAAGATGATTACTACGTCAAGTACGTAGCGTATGATGGAGAGTATGGACGTGGTTATTGGTTGGAGACTATTGCTCCCGAAGCATCACCCGGTTTGAATGCAGCTACTATGCCGCATAGACTGGTCTATACCGGAACCAATGCTTTTACGTTTGAACCTATTACTTGGGTAGATCGTCAGGCTGGTGATGATATAACTAGTCCTATTCCTTCGTTTATTGGTTTCCCTATTACCTCTACGTTCTTCTACAACAACCGTTTTGGCGTGTTGTCAGAAGACAATATCATTTTTAGTGTAGCTAACGACTCGTATAACTTCTTTGTACGTTCTGCGCTGACTCAACTGGCATCTGATCCTATTGACATTAACGTCTCTAGTGTTCGTCCTGTTACGTTGTCTGACGTTCTACCGTCGCCCCAAGGCTTGACTATCTTTAGTGAACGTCAACAGTTCCAAGTGTTTACCACAGATGGTAGCACCTTGACACCTACGTCTACCGTAGTCAGGGCTATCTCTAACTATGAAGTTAACACGGCTATCGAACCTGTTGATGTCGGTACAACGCTAGCCTTTGTCAGTAAAGTGTCTGGTTACAGTAAGCTGTTTACCCTACAGCTACGTGACATTGAACAGAATCCTTCTGTTGTTGATATCAGTCAAGTGGTTCTTGAGTGGTTACCGGAGACTATTGATGGTCTTATTGTAAGTCCTCAAAACTCTTTGATTGCTTTGTTGGATAGAGATACTTCTTACATGTATCTTTTCCGTTATTACAACAACGGTCAAGAGAATCTCTTCCAAGCGTGGACTAAATGGCAACTTCCTGGTACTATTGAATCTGCAAAGATTATCAATGACTCCGTGTACGTCGTTTCTCAACATGAAAATGAGTACACCCTTGGTCAAATCCTGCTTGATGAGATCCCCACAGGAGAGGTTGTAGCAACGTCCAGTAGCTTTACGGGTAGTCCATGCCTAGACATGGCTACACGCCCCGTATCGCCCAACCCAGGCACCGTAGACGCTGTTGTATATGACGAGACGAATGATCTAACTAAGATCTACGTTCCGTTCACACCTTTCCAGCAACGTACGGCTAACATGCTTCTCACTATCCCTACCGCTGATGTAGATACAGATGCTGAGATTGATGCTGATGCTGGTTACTGGGCAGCCGCTTACGAACGTACTGAATCTGGTACTGGTTATCGATACTTTGAAGTAAAAGGTAACTTCACTGATTATGCTGACGGTATTGTCGTTGGTTATCCTTACGATTTTGAAGCCACTCTTCCTAAGTTTTACTTTAGAAGGGATGAAACTACTACTGATTTTACAGCAACTCTCACTATCTCACGAGTTAAATTCTCTGTGGGAAGGTCAGGTGCTGTTAAATTTAAATTAAAAGCTACTGGTTCTAATGAGTGGACTGACATTCAACATACAGCCAAGGCTGACTACTACGCAGGTGATAGTAATCCTGTACAATTAGAACAACAATTTATTGTACCCATCCATCAACGTAACACTAACTTTACTTTGAAAGTAACCAGTGATCTTCCGTATCCTGTGTCTTTGGTGTCGATGATGTGGGAAGGTAATTACTCACCTCGTTTTTATAGGAGAACTTAAGTATGGCAGTAGGTGCTATCATTGGGGGCATTGGCACACTTTTTGGTGCTGCCTCCAGTCTTTTTGGAAGTAAACAAACATCCGCCCCACCTGATTATTTTAGTCAATATAAAGCAGCAGCTGATAGCTACAACAAACAAGCTCAAGACATATATAATCAGCAGGTTGACTACGCTAAGCAACAAGCTGCGATTGCCAATAAATATCAGACACAACAATTCCTGTCTGGTCTTTCTGATTATAATTCACAATATGATTACCAGTGGAATCTAAGTGTTTCTGATTGGCAGAACCAAGTCGCTATTCAAGATTTTGAAGCGTTACAGCAACAAAAACTTTATCAAAAGTCTCTTGGTATTGCTACCTCTCAACTCAATCTAAATGATTTAGCACAAGACCAAGCCTTTGCTTTTGAAGATTTTAACCTTAAAAATCTGATGAAGCAGACTATGTTTTCACAAGAGTCTGAGTTGATTGCAGTTCAGAATGCTATTGTTGAAAACCGATTGAATTCCAAATCTACCGGATTAGATCTGGCTGGTGTTTCTCAGCAAGAGGCACTGCTGGGTATTCAAAAAGGTGGTCTTGGTATCAAGTTCCAAGAGCTTGGGATCCAGCAAAAAGGTGTAGGGTTAGAGCAAGCCGAATTAGGCACTAAAAAAGCAGGGCTTGGTATTGATTATCAAGAGCTTGGCATCCAGCAAAAAGCACTGGCTTTACAAGCTAAACAACTTGGATTGAAGAAAACTGGTTTAGTTCAAGAAGCTCAGTTTGTTGGTAAAGAGGAAACCTTACTTAACCAAAAGAACGCTATTGCACAGCAGTTTATTGAAGATGAACTGAATGAATCAAAGCGTGAAGCTACCTTCCAAAAACAAGGTGCTTACGTAGAGACTTTAAATAAGCAAGGCAGTGTTCTTACTGGTCAAGCAGGTAAGTCACGTGGTAAAGCTGAACAAGTAGTTCTTGGTGAATTCTTTCGTGGAATGTCACAGCTAGAGTCTACGTTGACTGGTCAAAACCGTCAAGCTGCTTTAAGGCTGAAAGAACTTCAATCTCAAACTAACTTTGATAAGGCTAAACTGCAGCTTAAGCGTGATCAGCTTGGACTGCAAGCCAGGGGCATGATTCTTGATGAACGTCAGCTAGGGCTTCAAGCTGAACAGATTGGTTTGGCTGGTAGTAGAGTTGGTCTACAAGGACAACAAATTGATATTCAAGGTCAACAACTTGGTCTCCAAGGTCAACAGATTGGTTTGGCAGGTGCTCAACTTGGTCTTCAAGGTCAACAGCTTGGTGTACAAGGTCAACAACTTGGTACTGAAGCACAAAGGATTGGTCTACAACAGCAGCGTTATGACGTAGCACTTGAGAACACCATTACTGACTCCATGTTTAACATGAAGGTTTTGGATGCAGAAGTGATGCAAGCCGCTGAACAAGCAACTTTGAATAAGAAGAACATTGCTATTCAAAAGTACGGTTCTGATCTTAATACTGTTGCTCAGATGATGATCAAACCTTCCACACTGCCTACTATCCCTGCTCCCAGTAAACTGCCTGAGCAAACCTTTATTGTACCTCCTAAGATTGAACCTGGCTTTATCGCACCTCCTATCGATAAGACAGCCTTTGACTATGGTTATCGACCTAGTGCACCTGCTTCAGGTGGTGGTACGTCAGCCGGTACTGTGTTGAGTGCTCTTGGTACTGGTTTAAAAGGTGTTGGAGCGATTTATGGTGGATTCAGTCAGCCAAAATCGTACCAAGGTGGTGAAGCCATTGGCAAAGCAGCAACCCAATAACCAGAATTATTAACTATGGCACGTAGAGCATACTCCGCACAAAATGCTGGTGGTGGGTTTAGACCGGTCCAGCTGAGTCAAGCGGAACTACAAAGGATGAGCGATGACAGCAATCGCGTCATCAATCATATGGAAAAGCTTCGGAAGATTGAGCTTCAAAGGGGTATAGATACCCTTCAAGCAATGAAGCAAAATGCTGCAGCTGAACAGCAACAACGTGAAAACAACTTCCGAATCACTCAACAAAACGCACAAGCTAAAACACTTGAACTTCAGTTTGAACGGCAAAAAGCAGAAGTAGAAGCACAACAAGGTCTTAGGCAGAGTCTTGCTCAATCCGTTGCCTCTGCTCCTACACCTCAACAAGGTCTTGATCTTAAAGATTTGCTCGGTGGTCTAGCTAATTTCAGTACAGCTGCTGGTCAGGTTGTACAACAGTTTGAAGTTAAAGCAGAAAAGGACCGACTGTTCCAAGAACAACTGAGCTTTATGGGTCTTTCTCCTGAAGCCCAGAACGATCCATTGTTTAAAGCAATGGAAGATGGTCTCAGGATTCAAGGTTTAAAGTATTCCCAAAGCGTAGGCTTGGCTGCTGGAAATCAAGCTGATCCAAACTCTGTTGCAAGGTCATTAGAGGCTAACCCTGCTAACAGGTATGCATCTAAGAAATCTGGTGCTAACTGGATGCTAATGAATAAATTCGAGAGTTACTTGAATAATGTTCTTAGCGACACTAATTATCAATTTGACTTTAACGGACAGTCAGTTACGTTTGCTTCGGCTCGTACTAACCCACGTTTAATGCAAGCTGTTCAACGGTTTGCCTTTAAAAAGTTTGTTGATGAAAATAATCTTAACTTAGATCCTCGTTTCATTAAGGACGGTCTAAACCACGTTCAAAAGCTGTTTACAGCTAATGAGAACAGGGCTAGTCAGGTTGAGATCAAGAACAGCTACGCTAGACAAGAGCAGACTGGTTTCAGCATCCTGAATAATAATCCAGGTGCAGTCAATGAAAACATCCCTACATCTTTTAATATATGGCAAAGCATCCCTACTTTAGGGTATGAAGGAGCTTTAAATAACTTTCAAGGTTTAGCAGCAGCACAGAACCCTGACGGTAGCTTTAGGTTCAAAATTGAAGACCTGATGGCAGCTGATCTTAAGGGAACTGGTAAAACTTTTATGCAAGAGTTCCCCGGTCGTGCGTCTCAAATGATAGCTGCTAGGGATCAGGCTTATATTCAACACGAAAACAGGCAACATAATTTAGGTGCAATTGGTTATAAAACCCGTTTGAAAGAGGTTACAACTTTCCTTGCACAGCCGGGTAATAATACCCAAGCTAATATTGATTCTGCTGTAACTGCTTTAGATTCTCAATATCCTGAGTATGGTGGAGCGGGTGCGAACCTACGTAGAATGCAGGCAAGCGGAAGCATTGAAGCTCAAGCAAAGATTAATCTTTCTAAGCAGCTTAATGCTATTCCTCCTGATTTCTTGACTATTGAAGATGTCTATGCAGCTTATCAAACTGATCCTACTTTAGGTGCTGAAATTGATAGGCGGTATCAAGCTCGTAAAACTTTTGAAAACAGTCCTAATTTCAAAGAAGTTGTAAAAACTTTTAAAACAACTGCCAACGGTCTTACAGCCATTGGGTCAACTAAAGAAAACACAATGTCTAGTTACCGGTTGCAAATTGGTATGCTAGAACAATTGCGTAAAAAAGTAGCTGAACGTGTTAAAAATGGTGAGCCTCCTGAAGCTGCAGTATTGGTTGCTGGTCAAGAAATTGAGGCAGAAGTTAAACAAGGTTTTAGGAACCAAGAAAGTCCGTATTATCGTAAACTAGATGGTCCTGGCGGCTCTGCAACCTTCCCTAATCTTAACATTGGTGTAATTAGTCAAAGCCAAAAATCAGCTAGAGAGTTTCAAGTAATTAGGCAGGCTGTTTATGATAAAGGTGCAGACGCTGTAGCCAGCACTCCATTTGCTTTGCTTACTAAACAAGAGGGTGAGCAACTTCTCCGAACTGTAGGCACACCTTATTGGAAAACGCCTGCTAAAATTAAAGCTTTTACAAATCTTACTAAAGGTGGTGATATTTTTACCACAATAAATAAAGCACTGGCTGCAAACGGTCAACAAACAATCCCAGTACCGGAAGCTTTTAGAGCAGTACAACAAAAGGCTGATCCTCAGCTGATGAGGATTTTACAGAAAGCACCTAGCGTTAACACTTCTACTAGGGTTATGGGTTCTGTTGGTATGTTTAATCCTGCTTTGATGCCTAATCAACTTGGTCCTGTTGTACAACAAATGTCACAACAAACTCAGTTGAACCCCTCAGCTGTTGCAGCTTTGGTTCAAGTTGGTGGTAAGAATCCAAACGGTGTTATGCCGTTGTTTGCTGAAGCAATGAAAACGTATAGCAATCCTGTTAATGCAGCTATCTTTGCTATGCATCAATCTGGTAACTTCTCACCCTCCCAACTTGTTAAGAAACGTCAAGCATTTAAGCGAGCTTTCTTTGCATATGGCGGTGGTAAAGAAGCACTAGAAGGTACTCTTCGTAATGCATCACCTGTTACAACTGCTGTAACTGGCGCAGGTATGACGGTAGAGGCTTTTAAAGACTATAAAGGACGACCTGTTGTCCTGTCTAAACCAGCTTTGTCAAGTCTACAACTGTTGATTCAAATGTCCAACGGTGTGGTTAAACCTTCTGATATTACCAGTTCACAACGTAGTAAAGCTAAAAATATAGAAGTGGGTGGCTCACCTACAAGCTATCATTTAGTTGGTCGTGCATTAGATATCAGTGGTGAATCGCTAAAATGGATGATGTCAAATTTAGATCTTGTTAAAGCAGCAGGCTTTGGGCAAGAGGCTGGTTACGAAAACGAATGGCATTTTGTGTACGGTCTGTAAACACAACTAACTAAACTATGGAATACGATCCTTCAGAGAAGTTTAGGGTTGATCCAGGTGAAATGGAACTCACTGAAGAGTTTCAACAAGAGATGGAACTTGAGCGGCAAGCTAAACAGGCTGAAGCTGCTCAAGCCGCTCTTTCTGAATCAACTACTCCCACGGGAGGACAACCTGAACAAGCTCAACAACAACCTTCTACGGAAGGTAAAGAACAACAATTCTTTTGGGAAGAAGGTTACGACCTTGGTGATGCAGCACGTCAAATTACTGAAGGTGCTTTTGCTGCCCAAACAGGTATGCTTGACTTTGGTGTTGACGTAATCAACAAACTAAGTGGTCAAGAATTTAATAAACCAAAAGAGTTTGAAACTGAACACCTCCAAGCTTTGAGAGAAATCTCTTCCGTTGTGCTTCCTACGATGGGTTTGGCTAAACTAGGTATGGTTGGTGGAGCAGCAGCACAAGCACGTGTGGGCTGGTCTATCGGTCAGAACGCCTTTGTTAAGTGGGCTGGTGGTCTAGGTATCGACGCTCTTTCCGGTGTTGCTGTAGGCGCTGTAAGCAGCGAATACGAAGAGGATAACATCACTGGTACTCTTAAGAAATCATTCCCTAAGGTATTTGATTGGATTCCTGATAGCATGGCTACCATGAAGGATGACGACACAGATACCAAGCGGATGAAGAACATTTACGAAGACCTTGGTATGGGTACCTTTATTGGTCTTGCCCAAGGTGCTGCTAAGTTTGTACGGGCTATGTCCAATGCAACTAGTAGTCTTCGTAAATCCAATCAACTAGTGGGTGAAACTCCCCAAGCAAAAGCATGGTTAGAGGAGAACTCTCCTACACCTCTTTCTAATGATCCTGAAGAAGCTGTAACTTCAACTCTTATTAAACAAGAAGAAGCACTGGATGAGATTGGTTATTACAACGTGTCGGAGAACCCGAACATGGATGTACCGCTCAAAGGTGTTCACGACTTGTTTGACTACACTGAACTAGGTGTACGCACTGTTGACGACTTTGGTGTCGTTGGAGCAGCTATTGACTCAGCACGTATTGCTAAGAACCTTGACACTGTTTACGGTCGAATTGGCAACATGATCTCTGAGCCTGCTCTTAAGTACGCTCTGAAGAACGGTGACAACGCTCAAGACATTGTACTTGGTTTGGCTGATCAACTGCGTCAAGCCGGTCCTGTTGGCATGGAAGGTGCTAATTGGAAAGTTACCTTTGATGATGTCATTGATGCAAACCAGGATCTAGCTATTCAGTTGTTCGATCCTCGTATGAGTAAGGATGACATCCGTATGGTTCTTGAACCGTTCATCATGCGTGATGCTGACGGTAAAGAGATGATGCTGGAAGGTGGTTTTGCTATGGCTGCTAAAGCTCTTAGGGGTTTTGGTGAAGAACTTACCAGTATGGATGTTGGACGTGCTCAATCCCTGCTTGCAGGTTCTTTGTCTGGACGTATTTCTGACCTTGCTCAAGGTGCACGGATGATGGAAGGAACCGCTGCTGTTGAAGCTGCTCAAGACAAGATTATTGACTTGATGCAATATGTCACTCAGCTGTCTGGTTCTGCTAAGTACTACAAAAACCGTAAGGTTAACTTGGTTCAACTTGTTAAGAACGGGTTCCAAAACATTCAAGGTTATAACCGTGCAACTGTTGATGGTGCTGGTGAAATTGCTAAGAAGATCTTTAATGACTCTGAGCGTTTTGCTACTACCATGCGTCAGATTGCAGCTAATCAACCTCAGCTGATGGACCAATTCCTGATGGCTTATGAACTTACTGATGGTCGTATTGATACCATCACTAAGATGAATAAGTACATCGCTGGTATGACTACTGACATCGGTAAAGGGCTTGTTAACCTGGATCCAGAAGTTCAAAACAAACTGGTTCAAGGTGTATGGAGTAATGTTTACAACGCTATGTTGTCTGCATTTGGTACTCCTATTCAAGCACTTGCAGGTAACTTTGGTGGAATCATTTCTCAACCTATTTCTTACTTTGCAGGTGGTGCCATTAGTGGTGAACCTATGAAGGCACTTCAACGTGGTTGGGTTGCTTACAGCTCTGTGGGAGAAACTATGCAACGGGCTTTGCCTTATGCTGGTGATCTTTTCATGAAAGCTTCTAAAGAACCCGATAAAGTTCGTGGTGCTACTCGTCTTGACTTGGTTCTCCAGTCTGAACGAGAGATGGATTTTCTCAAGCAAGCTGCCCGTACTCAAGCTGCAGAAGGTAACAACGGTCTTCAATATCTTGTCAATCAAGTTGAGATGCTGAACGACCTTGGTAAAGATCCAGTACTGCGGTTTGGTACTAATGCCATGACAGCATTGGATGGTTTTACTGGTGTGTTTAACGCATCTGCTGAAGCCCGTTTCCGTGCTATGGATGAGCTAATTTCTGCTGGTCAACCTGTTAACAAGAAAACCGTCAAACCTATTGCTGATAAATACTACAAGCAAATGTTTGATGAAAGTGGAATGATCACTGATGATGCTGTTAAGTATGCTACCAGTGAGATGGCACTTAACCTTGACACTCCTTTGGCTAGCACTGTTTCAAGTGTTGTTGAGACTGTTCCTGGTTTGCGTCCGTTCCTCATGTTCCCCACTACTGGTATGAACATGATTGACATGGGTGGTAAGTATGGTCCTTGGCAGCCGTTCCAACGTGATGTTAATGAACTAGCCTACGTTCCTCTTAATGATCTTCTTGTTAATGAAGATCGTGTCAATGAACTACTTCGTGCACGTAATTACGACGTAGACAACATGGATACGATTGCTAAACAGAACACGATTACTGATCTTAAGTACACTACTCGTGGTCGTAAGGCAGTTGGTTTGACGGCAACTACTGCTGCTGTCAACCTTCTTATGAATGATCGTATTCGTGGCGATGGTCTTTATGACCGTACCGCTCAGAAATCACGTGAAAAGAACTCTAACTGGAAGAAGCGTACCATTAAAGGTCTAGATGGCAAGTGGTATTCTTATGACGGTCTTGGTCCTGTGGCTGACTGGATGGCATTTGTTGCCAACATTGGTGACAATTTTGACATGCTTGGTGAGTCTTGGACTGAACATTATTTTAATAAAGCTGCTTTCATTCTTGGTGCATCCATTACCGACCGTACCGCTTTGTCTACCATTAAACCTTTGATGGACATTCTGAGTGGTAATGAAGGAGCTTTGGCTCGTTGGTCCTCTGGTTTTGTTAACAGTCTTGGTCCTTTGGCTGGACAACGTGGTGAATGGTCACGTATCTTTAGCGAAGGTCTGAAAGAAACTGAAAATGAATTCTTTAGTTTCCTTGAAAACCGTAACAGGTTTATTGGAAGTGCTTTGGATTCGTCTAACAGAGAACCTTATATCTACAGCCCAGTTACTGGTGAAAAAGCTAATGGGTATAGCTTCCTGCAACGTGTGTGGAATGCTTACAGTCCTATTAAAATCCATAGCGACCAATCTCCTGAGGAGAAATTCCTGGAAGCTTTGGAGTTTGATCTTACCACTACCTTTAAAACTAGAAACGGTGTGGATCTAAAAGCTAACGAACGTTCTCAATTGTTCCGTCTGATGGGAGAACAAGGGTTCTTCAAAGACGGTATTAATGGCATTATGAACGATGCCAAAGATTGGGAGAGTATCGCTAAGCTCCAACGGTTACGTCGTCAAGGTGTTAAAAGTGATCAAGTCTCTCTGGATAAATGGCATGACCTTCGAGTCCGCTTGCAAGGTGTAAAACGTGCTGCTGAAGAAGCTGCTTATCAAGGTCTTGATGCAGGTACAGTTACTGTTATCGAACAACGCATCAACGAACGGGCTTTGACTCAAGAAGCTAACATTACTGGTGAACTTCTCAACTTTAAATAATTAACAATCATGGCATGTGCTGACGTACAAACAATTCAAGCAGGTAACGGATCAAAGACACAATTCTCTTTTGACTTCCCTTACCTTTTTAAATCTGAAATCACTGTTTCCTTTTGGAACGCTACAACTAAAGAGTGGGATGACATTGCAACTACTGATGCAACTTATCCCTGGCAAGTCACAGATGCTAATCCCACCATTGTAGAATTTACTAGCACAGCGCCACCCTCGCCTGCTACTCCGGTTGATCCTGGTGAGACCTCGGTTGACAATGTTCGGATTCGTCGTGTTACTAACATTGATGACATTCGGGCATTGTTTAATCCTGGTTCCGCTATTCGTTCGGATGACCTGAATAAAAACTTTGAGCAACTTCGTTATGCTATCCAAGAAAGCGGTTGTCAGGGAGTTACTGAGGAAGTGTATCAGTATCTGCTCGATAACTATTGGGATAGATTTGATAACACTTTGTATGATGGTGATACTTGGGTAAGTGATGACACCAAGATTGCCACGGCTGAAGCTATTGATGACCGCATTGATTCAAAGATTGATGCTGCTATCAATAACGACATTGAAAGCGACGGTACGGGTATCACCGTAACTGATGGTCCTGGTACTATTACCCTTGGACTGGCTGATAACAGCATTGACTTTGATAAGATTAAAGATTCTGATCAAATTAGACTGGCTGATCAAGTCGCTAACTATCAAGTCAGTGGTAGTGACGATAAGATCTTTACGTCATCTGCTGCTATCCGTCGTTTTGAGAACTACGTTCAAAACAGTACTCCCTCTACTGATGGTATTGGTAAAGGTGCAGTTTGGGTTGACGAAGATGATGACCTAACTCTGTCTGTTTGGAACGGTAGCTCCTGGCTGGGTATTACCTCTGGTGGTACGTTTACTAACCAACCTAAGGTTGTCTATGTGGACGCTAGCTCTGGTACTGACGCTAACGACGGTCACCGTATTAGCCGCCCTAAGAAGACTATTAAAGCAGCTATTAACCAAATCAACTCTGATGCTACCTATGGTGATGGTAGTGTCGTTGTTGTTGCAGCAGGTGTTTACCAAGAAGAAGCACCTATTCAAATTCAAAAGCGTGATGTTTCTATTGTAGGTACGTCACTGCGTAGCTGTGTGGTTCACCCTACCTCCGCTACTGAAACCAATAACCTGTTTGAAGTTAACAGCGGTACTTACCTGAAAAACCTTACCTTTACTGGTGTTAAGGCTAGCGGTACTCGTGGTGAAGCAGGTTCTTTGTGGCAAGATGCTACTTATGGTTTGCCTGCTACCCAAGGTTGGAACGTTGCTTTCCTTTCGGGTGCAACCATTGTTAAGTCACCTTACATCCAGAATTGTACTAACTTCTCGGATAGTGAGATTGATAACAATAATCTTAACTTCTACAGTGGTGCACAGGATGCTGGACGTGCAGGTGATGATGATTCTGCAATGACCGGTGGTGGTCTGCTTGTTGACGGTTCTACCGTTAGCTCTAGCTCCCCACTTCGTTCTATGGTGTGTGATAGCTACACTCACGTTGGTCTTGACGGTCCTGGTATCTTTGTTACTAACAATGGATACGTTCAAGCTACTTCTAGCTACGCATTCTTTAACCATTTCCACATTGCTTGTTTGAATGGTGGTCAAGCTAACCTTGCTGCCTCTACCTCTGACTTTGGTCGGTTCTCGTTGGTTGCTGATGGTAAGTCTACTACCGCTATCTTTACCTCTAATGTGGATGGTGCTGCCTCTAGTGGTGATCTGACCTTTAACATTAATCAACCTACTGCTGCAGCTTCTTGGCACGGTTCAGCCACTCGTCCACAAGACAACATGCTTGTCACTGTGAACGGTGTTACTTATCCAGTTCTTAGTGCTGTTGCTCGTACTGATAGTGAAGGAAATAATGGTTGGACTGTGACGATTAGTCGTCCTAATCCTACCGACACTGCTGAAAACCTTGGTCTTAACGGTGCAGTAAGTGATGATGCTGCTGTGTCGTTCTTCCTTCGTTCTATGATTGCTTCTAGCGGTCACACGATGGAGTACGTGGGTTCTGGTACTAACTACAGTGCACTGCCTGAGAATGGTGGTGTTCCTAACGACAACAACCAAGCTGTTGAGCGTAACAACGGTAAGATTTGGTCGGCTATCACTGACCATAAAGGTAAGTTTAGTCTTGGTGATTTCTTTACTGTTGATCAACAAGCTAAGTCCATTAGTGTTAACCCAGGTTCATTCCAAGTTGACCTCAGTACTTTGACGGTTGACGGTTCTGGTAACGCCGTGTTTGGCGCACCTTTGGATATGGGTAATAATCAGATTACCTCTTCTACTGGTAATTTGAAACTGAATGCTAGCGGTGATGTTGACGTTCAAACTAACAAGATTGTTAACGTTGTTGATCCTACGTCTGCACAAGATGCTGCTACTAAGGCTTACGTCGATACCCAAATTGCTGGTATTGATGAAGTTGTAGAGGATACTACTCCTCAACTTGGTGGTAACTTGGACGTTAACGGTAATACTATTACAAGTGCTGGTAATGGTAATGTTGTTATTGATCCTGCTGGTACTGGTATCATTGAGCTTGGTTCTAACGTCGGCATTGGTACAGCGAATCCCAGTGCCGCTTTAGACGTTGTAACCGGGGCAGACGGTATTCTTGGAAGATTCCAAGGCGCAGACAGCGATACTTTTGAGATTTCGGGCGAATCCGGGCTAATAGCTCTTGATACTAGAAATGCGACTAATGGACTTGATTTTCAGATTCAAGGCGCAAGCAAGATGCGCCTCAACAGCTCGGGCAACGTTGGTATTGGCACGTCAAGTCCTGACCAAATTCTAGATTTACAAAAAGCCGCGACTGGTAGCGCAGCTGGACCGTTTTTACGTTTTACGGACTCCTATACGGGTGGTTGGACAGCAAATACTGATAGCAGTGGCATAGAATTTTATTCCGCCGATACCAGTGGTCCGGGTATTGGTGTACGGTCTAAAATTGCTAATACGGTTGAGGATACTTCTGGCGCAGCGCAGGCACTAACTTTCTGGACTACAGCTAACACATCTGGACAAACTTTAACCGAACGAGTCCGCATCACCAGCTCGGGCAACGTCGGGATTGGCATTTCTTCACCTAGCAGCTATTCCTCACAGGCCAGAAAACTTGTCGTAGGTAGCACTAGCGGAAGCAATGGCATGACCATTGTGTCTGGTGCCGGTTCTACCGGCACAATTATGTTTGCCGATGGTACAAGTGGCTCCGAAGTCTATCGCGGTCAAATTGACTATCAGCACGGCACTGATTCGATGGTGTTCTTCACCAACGGTGGTAGTGAACGCCTCCGCATCGACAGCTCGGGCAAGGTTAGTTCTAATAACTGGTCGGTAGATGGTCAAGGCACAGGCACTCCCGGGACTACTTATATAGGGATGTATGCGCCAGGTTCAAATGCAGTGGCGTTTGCAACACTGGGCCAAGAACGAGTTCGCATCGACAGCTCGGGCAAGGTCGGTATTGGTACGTCAGCTATCTCTACTTATGGAGGAGACGTAAACATTGTCAAGGGCGCTGTTAACGGCGAAACAACACTTGTGCTTGCCAATAACAGTCCGGACCAGTTTGCACGCATCGGTATTAAGACCAATGAAATGCAGCTGGCTTATGACACTGGTGATTCGTTTGTTATCGGTCAGACAACGACTAGCGCCACGTCCGGCATAACGAGCGAACGCCTCCGCATCAACAGCTCGGGCAACGTTTTAATTGGCACATCTAGTCCTATTGGCGTACCTGATGGCGAAGCTGGAACAATACGTTGGCCTGGTTTTCAACTTGCCAATACTGATTTCGCTGACACAACTAATTCTATTGCCTTTTTCAACACTACTTCTGCTGGTGCTGGTTGCTTAGCGTTTACTCGTTCAAATACAACCACTGTTGGTGCACATGCTATTGCAGCCAATGGAAACCGTTTAGGTAAGATTGGTTTTTCTGCTTCAGATGGAACCAACTATGAAGAAGCAGCCACAATTACAGCAGAAGTAGACGGCACACCTGGCGTTAACTTAATGCCAGGTAGGCTTGTTTTCAGCACACGCAGCGCGACGACGGGTACTTCTCCATCACCGCGAATGCGTATTTCCAGTAAAGGTCGGATAAGTACATACTCATTTGATGGCACGGCAAACGTTATTGGTAGCAGTCAGGGGGCTGGCACATCAAACCGAATTATTTCACTGCGCCGCAACAGTACTGGTGTTGACGGAGGCACTGAATGTCTGCTTGTTTGGACAAACGGTAACGTCCAAAACACCAACAACTCCTACACCGGCATCTCTGATATCAAACTAAAAGAGAATATTGTTGACGCAAACTCACAGTGGGACGATCTAAAAGCACTGCAGGTTCGTAACTACAACTTCAAAGAAGGCCAAACACACACTCAAATTGGTCTGATTGCTCAAGAGGTTGAGAGTGTCTCCCCAGGGCTTGTCAACGAGCATCCTGATATGGATGACGACGGCAACGACCTTGGCACCACGACCAAATCGGTCAACTATTCCGTGCTTTACATGAAGGCTGTTAAGGCACTTCAGGAAGCAATGGAGCGTATTGAAACCCTTGAGCAGCGCCTAACTGACGCAGGGCTCTAACACCTAGGCGGGCAACCGGCCTTAACTGGTTGCACCTTTTTACACCCATAACTTTACTTAACACAAATGGCTACTACTTTTACTTGGAAAGTTGCAAACCTTGACCGCTCTACCGCTGATGGCAAGGTGAACACGGTTCATTATACCATTTCGGCTGAAGATGGTACCTATTCTGCAGGTGCCTATGGTTCTGCCGGTTTTGACGGTGAAGTAACCACCGCCTTTGCTGACCTCACTGAAGAAGTGGTGGTTAACTGGGTCAAGGAGCAATTCGGTGACGAAAAGGTTGCCGAAATCGAAGCAGCACTTCAAGCTCAACTGGATGAGCAAGCTGCACCCACTAAGGCATCTGGTGTGCCTTGGTAATAAACCCTTTACTTTTTTAGAACAATGATTGCACTTATCCGTCCCGTTCTTATGTCGTTTCTTAACAGCGACAAAGTAAAACGTCTTGTTGTGGATCTTCTCCGCAAGTTGGCTGAGCAATCTGATAACACTGTTGATGACCAAGCCGTTGATTTTATCGAGCGTGGTCTTTTTGGGGATAAATAGTGGACTTGGGAGCACCACCGGTACTGCCGGTTCTAAGGCTCCCTGAGCCCCCTGTTTTACCCCGTCCGGTACTGGAGGTACCACGAGCCACTTTACCCTCGTACAAGCCGCTTGTGGTGCCCCCTAACGACCTTCGTCCACCGCCTGGTATACGGGGTACGACACAATCGGATGAAGAACGGGAGGAGAAGCCAGCACCTAAGCCGGTAACTCCTCCTATTCCTAAGGTACCTGAAGTACCACAAATTCGTTACGTTGATATTCCAGGTACAGATCTTACTGTTCCTTTACCTAGTAACGAAATATTAGCTACGGCTACAACGACAGCTACTGTCTCAGTTGCAGCCACCCTTACAGCTACTGCAGTCTTTAAAAAGACAGTTAGCGTCTTGAAACCAATTATCAAGAAACTGCTAACAAAGAAAAATGCACAAAACAAAGAGCTTCCTGAATGAGTTCTTTAGTGAAATCGTTAAGGCACTTGTGCTCGTGTGGAGTGCTGGTGTGTTGACAGCTTCGTACATGGGAATGTTGCAAAAAATGGATCCCACGTTTGTGGCATCGTTGCTTAGCGGCACTCTCGCTTCGTACGGTATCAGCCGTATGGACACTAAGAAAACTACGGAACCACCTAAATGAAAAAACTCCTTCTATTGGCAATTCTGTTTTCACCCGCAGTAGCCATCGCACAGACTGTAACACCACAATTTACTCAAGGTAGTATGCAGTCCACCACAAATACTACTCAAACCATCACTGAAACTATTCGTACGGAAGTGTATGGTGGAGATTATAAATCATGGTCTGGAACAAACGTAACACCCAGCGGAACAATTACCGATCCAACCACAACTTATTCAATCACCAACACCGGAGAACAGTTCCAACTGGAAACCGTAGTGAGGTCAGCAGGAATTATCGAAACAATCGACACCAATCGAACTATCGACACAACTTCTGTTACTACCTCGCTGTCAGTCTTTTCTCAGTAGGACCGGCGTTCGCCAGTGAACCACAAGTTAACAACACAGCTAACCCGATAGCAGCAGCTACAGGTAACGTAACAAACCAAGCTGTCCAATTCCAAAACAATGGTGCCCCTAGTAGACAACAGTTTGCTGGGGGTAATTCTTGTAACGGTGCAACAATGACAGTCTCTCCGTTTTACATGGGGAACGATACGTTGCCTCAAGGCTACACCCGTAATAACAACTACGGTATGCAACTCAATTTTTCCGTTCCTTTGGATGGAGGTATGATTGAGCAGTGTAAACAGATTGCTAAACGACACGAAGAAAAACTTCGGTTAGACTATGAACTTGTGAGAGCTTTAAAATGCACAGAGATTATGAAGGCTGGATTTACTTTCCGTCCTGGATCTCGTGTAGAGGTATTGTGTCACGACATTGTACCAATTGTATCCCTTCAAAACTAACTATGGCATATCAAATTGTTGACACCTTTACTGGTAAGGTGTTGAGTTCTTTTGACACCCTGGCACAAGCTGAAAAAGCTGAGTCCCGTATGGTTCACGAGCCTGG